CTCGACTTCAACAGGGTTTGGTCTTACCCTTGTTTTCAGGAAACTGAAACCTTGGATTGAGAAGGAGTACCCTGCACTTGCCTACTTATGTTACTTGGATTGGGAACTTTTGAAAGCCAGGCGTCCAATCGCCTGGGGGCCAAATGGTTCTCCTAAAGATGAAATGCTCCAAGTTTCAAAAGTAATGATTGGAAAAACGCGCTTGATGAATCCTGATCAGAAAATTCTTGTCATTCGTGCTCGTCGTCTCTTTGGTGCTCTTTTGACTAAAGTGGCTAATATTGACACAACGATTGACAATACTTTCTTTACCGGTGGTTTCTCGATCTTCCGTCTGATGTGGCATCATTTGATGCAGAAAGTTTCACGAAATTTTACAGTGATACCAGACGATAAGGATGTTGAACGCTGGGATAAACGAAAGTATGAGTATTTTCATTATTGGGATGCCATTCAACTTATGTTATTGGCGAATGAGGATGAACTCAAACAAATGATCTTTGACCATTTTGATGGCTCTGTGCAATCAATGTGGTTTTTGGGATGTTTGGGAATTTTTATCTATGTGGACCGAGGGTTTGCTTCCGGAAAACTAGAAACTTATTTGTTTAATTGTTTTGGGCAATCACGAATTGATATTCAAGCTTTTATTAGAGCAATGCCTAAAATTTATTGGACTTACGCTGATTACAAAGCCGCTGCGATTCTTAAAGCTGCGGGTGATGATACTCTTGCTTCACGATTGGCTATACAGGGGCAACCCTTTACAGCCAAAATGAATGAACAAATGTATAATCTTTTTGGATGGACATGCGCGTATAATCGGGAAGGGAACGTTCCCGCAACCAAAATTGAAGATGTGTTTTTTATGGGGCATCGTTCCATAGTTGTGCCCTATGAAGACACTTTTGTGTTACTTCCAGCTCTTCCAGAGGGCAAGGTTCGTGCGATAGTTGAATATCGAAAGCGTGAGGATTCCTCCGATCTCGATTCTATTCAAGCGGCCTATGCCTGTATGGTTAAAGCCTTCCCATTTCGCTGGTCTGGGAAAGAGGCTGAACAGGAAGTATATCGACTAGCTAACACTTACTTCAGAGATGCAAAAGAAATGGTTCTCAAAACTTCGGATCTAGGAGCCCAAAAAGAAGTAGTGGATTTTATAAAGTGCATCCCTGCTGAAAGCTCCTGCTATG